TCAGGTCTGGAACCATGGCTTTCAGGGTCCTGGTGGCTGGTACATCGAGAATAGTCTGACCACGCTCGGTAAGGCTGACCCTGTTTCTGAGCATAACACCGTTCTATGGAACTCTGGCATCGAAGCCAACAAGGAAATTGCACGTAAGCAAAAGCGTCGTCTTTCTTACATCGCAAATATTCTTGTGATCTCTGACGCAAAGCGTCCTGAGAATGAAGGTAAGGTCTTCCTTTACAAGTTCGGCAAGAAGATCTTTGACAAGATCAATGAGCAGCTGGCACCACAGTTCCAGGATGAGACTCCTCTTAATCCGTTCGACTTCTGGAAGGGTGCAAACTTCAAGGTCAAGATTCGTCAGGTTGAAGGCTATCGCAACTATGACAAGTCTGAGTTTGAATCACCTTCAGCATTGTTCGAAGGTGATGATGACAAGATCGAGAAGGTCTGGAAGAATGCGTATTCCCTCAAGGAATTCGTTGACCCAAAGAACTTCAAGTCTTATGATGAACTGAAGGCAAAGCTGAACAAGGTTCTTGGTGCTGGTGGCGCATCTGCTGCCTCTGCTAAGAAGATTGACGACGAGGAAGCATATAGTGCTCCTGTTCGCTCAGCACCTGCCAAGAAGGTGACTGCTGAGGCTACAAGCCTATCGGATGACGACGACATGTCGTACTTCGAACAGCTGGCTGCTGAGTAAGAGAGCCTTCTTTTAGCCTGTCTGGGCGGTCCTCTACACCCTTGACCCCCAATATGAGGGGTTAAGAGAGGACCGCTTGGAGGGCTTTAGAGGCGGTTCTAGAGGTTGTTGTAAGTGATTGATTCTAGGGGACTTCGGTCCCCTTTTTTATACCATTGATACAGTAGTGAATGCACTTGGGTGCGAGAAGTCTTTTGCTAGTGCGCGCATGAATGACCCATCATCACTTCTTGTACCAGCCTTCGGTAAAGGTGCCTTTGGTGTAGGTGGTTGTGAATTTCCACCAGAATTATTATTCACAATCACTGGCGCTGATGGTGGTTGATTCTGTGCAACCATTTGAGTATTTTGATAATCATTAGACTGCGCCGCCATTTCAGACCCTGTGGTGCTCTGCACTGGTCGTGGAGTATTGCCACCTGTTGAGGCGACCATTGTTCCTCCATCACTAGCTGCAGCTTTCAATCCAGCTGATTCAGATGGAGTTCCTGATTGCGATGGTTTCGATTCTGGTAAACCTGCTGCATCACCTTCTCCACCAGCTCTGAGCATTGATACAACTTCTGGTGCTCTGCGTCCAACTTGACCATACCACTTGCTGGTTTCTAGACTTTGTGCTGCGCCTTCTGTATTTCCAGCAGAAAGGAATGATGTGAATTTTGGCCACTTCTTATACCAAGAAGGACCCATATTAAACGTAAGGTCTGTTAATGCCCCTTGACCTTTAGGGTTTAGATCATCATACCCTGGAATCTTTTCTGCCGCTGCCTGATGGTATTCGAAATCTTTATCGAACATCGCATCAACTTCTTGCTGCGTGAATTCTCTGTCATATTCAGGAGGAAGTGTCTTGCCATCACCAATCAAGTGACCAACGCCAACAGTCCATAATCCTAAACTATCTTTATATGGTTTGAATCGAACACCTTCATGGCGTCTGATCATTCCCTTCACATCTGCATCACCTCCACCTGTTGATGATTTTGATGGAGGTGGAGGTGGTGTTACTGGAGGAGCAGCAGTAGGTTGTGGTGGGCTTGATGCTGATGACATTGGCGTTGATGCAGAGGCTGCTGACTCACCAGAAGATTCTTTTGGTTTATTAGTCACTGTTTCAAGGAATTCTTTTGCCCCAGGTTCATTAGGATTTAATTTATCAGGATTTCTTCTATAGTATGTGTATGCATCAGCTTGGTTTGAAAATGGTATGCCGTCTTCATCTGCTCCCCAGTCACCAAGTTTTAGGGCTGCTGGAGTTGTTTGAGTAGGACTTGCAGCTGCTGGAGTTGTTTGAGTAGGACTTGCAGCTGCAGGAGTTGTTTGAGTAGGACTTGCAGCTGCAGGTTTTAGATTTTGATTTGCTTTTTCTGCCGCTTTAATTGCTTCAGCTGGCGCTTCGGTATTTTCCTGAAAGTACGAAAAAAGTTTCTCACCAGCTGCTTGACCTAAACCTTCACCAGCGAAAAATCCTGCAGTGCCGCCTAATACGCCACCAATGAAAGTTCCCACTCCAGGGAAAATCATTGTTCCCACAGAAGCACCAAGCAAACCAACTAGTTCTGCGCCACCCAAACCACCTAATGCACCGCCGACTGCTCCAGCAATAACTGAGTGCAATTTGACATCATTTATCTCGCCCTTTTCGTTTGCATCGATTGCATTACTGATCTGCATAATAAGTGCGGCACCAGAGGCAAGTAATGATAGACCAGGAACTTTCTTTAAAAATTTCAATACATTTTTGGCAGTTCCAAGAACTTTACTACTACTTTTAACTATAGCAGGTGCAGCTTGTTTTGCTGTTTGTTCTAGTGCAGCACTACCAGCACTACCAGCAGCAGCAGCGCCTGCTGTTGTTGCACCTAATCCTGCACCAACTCCTGTTGCAGCAGCGCCAGCGGCAGCTGCTCCAACTCCGAGTTTAGAAAGTAGACCAAGACCCCTGCCTCCAATTTTCCCAGCAACATTTTTTATACCACCAAGGATTTTTCCAAATTTGCCTCTACTTCGAGGTCCTCGTCTGCGGCGTTTACTATCGCCAAGTAAATCATCTAAGCCAAGACCACCACCACCACCACCTTGATTGGATTCTAATCTGTCGAGTCTTTCTTGAATTGAGACATCACCTTGACCAAGCGTTTTTAGAATAGCTTCTAATGTATCAGCAATTCGAATTTGAGGGTCTTCATCAGCATTAATCTTGCTACCAAGAGTCATGCCTCTTTCTTTTTCTTTCTGCGTTTTCTTGTCTTTCATGCTAACGTTTTTAAAGTTAGCGAAAGTCGCCTCTTGAGATTTTGCGAATTGCCCTGCTTTGTTTCTGTATAGAATCTTTCCAGTTTTAGGGTCGATCTCAGAAGTGAACCCTCTATTGACTAAAATAAACTTGGCAAGAGACTGGACGGTATTTCTGATACCAACAATTTCCTTCATCAATTTATCAGAACCAACTAGTCCAGCTTTTGTTTTTTTGGCAGAAGGTTTTTCTTTTTCTTTTTTGTCTAACCCTAGTTTGCTTTTGGCAGCTGCTTGTTCTTCTGGGCTAACCTTATCCTCAAGGTTTTTTCTAGCCCAGTCGCCCATTTCGATTCCAAACATTCTGAAGAACTTTTCTTTGTTTCTTTTAGTTCCCATTGTGGCTGCTTGGAACTCATCTTCTTTTTCGTTGGCTCTCTTGAAGCCAGCACGAATCTGTCCGAATTTGCCCTTTCCAGCAGCTTCGGCTTCTTTCTTGCCTTCCTCATAACCTTTATTGAAGAAGTCTTCTCGCTCTTTCATGGCTTTAGTCAGTACTTTGCGCCCTTTTTTCTTTTTAAGGGCTTCGTTTTCTGCTTTTAGTGCAGCAACTTTTTTTGGGTCGACGTTTTCTGCCATTTTTATCTTCTAGTGTTTCTTTGCATCTGTAGTTGTTTTAACTTCTCATTCTGTTCTTTAATGTGATCAGTAAGCATCTTAATATAGATCTGCTTTTCCCAAGGTATCATTTCATCAAACTCTTGCAGCGAATACTTATGATGATGTAAAAGACTAAAATTGGTCTTATAGTAATTCGCTAAAGATTCATAACCAAGCATTAGTCGAAAAAATTGAGCAGACCCTCCACATCAAGATGATGTAAGTGTTGACACTTTGGGCATGTAACGTCTTGCTTCAATGAAACTCGCGGTGTTGTTTCGAAAAACTTTCGAATAGCCTTGACTTGATCCATTGTTAATCCATCGAAAAATTCTTTCAGTTCTTCTTCAGATATATTGCCTTGTTTCTTGTGAATTTCCTCGGAATCATAGATGTAATCCAGATACTGAGAAACGAATCTATATCCACCGTCTTCAAATTTATCAAGTAATGATTGCTCGTCGAAGTTTAGAGTTGGGTAATTAAACTTCATACCGACAGTATCACTTAACTTTATGATCGGGTTGTGATCAGGCTCTTCTATGTAATTTACGTTTTTAAGATCTAGTAAAAAGTCAATTTTATGTTCGCAAGGACCTGCACCTTCTGTGTCAGGAACCACATTGCTGCATGTATAAACCATTTCAGCAGCTTCACTGACAGAACGAATTCGCAGATTGATGAAGAACATCTCAATATCGAATGTTGGTAATGTATCAACATCGATTTCTTCTAATACGCAATTTGAAATAATTTGTTTAATTGTTTTTACGATCTCATTAGCATCATCGCCCTCTTTGGCCATCAATAGAAGTTTTTCTTCTTTGACGAGGAATGGGCGAAATTTAATTTTTCGGTTTAATGACTTTAAAAACACTTCATAAATCGGATGTTTGATTTTCGGTAAAGGCATAATTTACTCCATTATTTAACGACAGCTGAACCATCAGCGTTTGCTTCTTGGCGTTTAATTGCAGGTCCAGAAGAAACATTTCCTTGCGTCCAGTATTCATATTTGAACGTAACAGCAAGTTTTAAAAATTGATCATCACCCCAATTTAATCCAAGAGGGGCTATTGAAATTGGAAAGGCTCCATGCAAAATTGCTGAATATCTTAGTTGACTGCCTGCAGTTGGATTAGAGGTTGTAACTGGTTCATCTAGATTTATTGCAGCAGAAAGATCTTCTGCGATATCCGTATATTGATTAATTTCTATTTTCGGGCTTGCATAATCATCTTTATATCGTGGATTATAATTATTAATAGGAACAATTATATCCATCCAACGATCGAAAAACTTCTTTTCCCACAGATCGCCAGCGCAAATAAACGTCATGGTGATATCTGCAAAAGAAGCGGAAGAAGCCACTGGATTCGCTACACCGTAGATTCGATTGTCAACTGTATTGATTGTGTACCCAGGAAGTTCCGAAGATTCGCACTGGAATCGCAGATCATTAGCAAAATTAGTTAGATCTGGCGCTCCAGGTGGCGCAGCAATTCTGACTTCAAATCGAGAACTTTTAGCGAAGTCTTCATGCGCTGCAAAATGACTGCGGAATTTATCTACGTTAAACATTAGGTACGATACACCATGTTCTCGAATGGAAGGAAGATAGCTGTTTCCCAGTTATCTGGTTCGATATAAACAAGCGGCGAGATAATGTGTTGAAACAGATATCGTTTAACACAAGGCTCGAACATTCTATAACGACGAGATTTAGCCAACAAATTATATGATAATTGTAATTTCGTCGTATCATCGTATTTATCATTATTGGCGAAATCTAATAGCCTGTCCAACAGAGCCAATCGGCTGTATGGATCGAGATAGTGAAGGTTCAGCCCCAGAAACCCATCCTGATATACTTCCATCGGAATGACCAGCGGAAACTTATCCCACACTGGAAGGGTATCTTTAAACTTAGGATCATAGTGGTAAAGGTACATCTTGCCGATAAAGGCTCGACCTGCGATACGTTTTGCATCGTTTAAAACATTTGATCGGTTCGTAGGAATTTTCATTGCAGCGATATTCGCGCCGAGCCATGCTCTGGCTGCAGAACTTCGAGGTTTGATTCCAGCCGCAGTTAGCTGTTTGCTTACTTTATCGAATAGTGATGGCATTATTTGAATATCTCGTTTTCTGTTATAACCTTAAACTGCCAGTTGCGGTCTTTGCAATACTCGACCGCAGCTTTCCATTTCGCCTCGTTCACACCCCAAGTCACCACCTCACGGATATATTGGCGAGTGATTTTAGACTTTTTCTCTGGTGCAACAGACTGACTGGCAGGTTTCACCTCAAGAATCATCGCCTCTTGAATACCATTTCTATTCTTTATTCTCACGAAGAAATCAGGGAAGTAACGATGCCAACGATTATCAATTGGTGATAAATAGGGTATGACGATCTCTTCATTCGACCATCCAATCACACTCGGATTATCATCCAGGTGCACCATAACTCGGCGTTCCCAAAGAGATCTGTACCAGATGCTCGTGGGGTCACCTAAATATTTATTAGTGTGTTTAGGACTGAATTTGCCTGAGTATGCCATGAAACTATTTAGTAGGAAAGAATAAGATGGATGTATTAGGTTTCCATGTCCCTGGAACGGACCGTCAAACGGCAGCAACGGCAGCAACTGCACGTCAAGCAGAAGGGATTGTTAGCAAGGCACTTCCAATAAAAGAAATGACTGGCCCTCAAAACCGTGTTCTATCAGATCCATTTTCAACTGAAATTTTACGTTTTCCTCCTAACATCGGAAGCGGCGGTAGTGCTAGTTCGCCTAAAATGCTGCACTGGATCAAATTCACCCCTTGCATCCAGAATAAGTCTGAATATAATGTAAAAGTTGATAACGTTATGTCGTATGCTGATTCAAATAGAGCAGCAGGCGGAAATGGTGCGGGTGCAGTTAATCCATTCAGCGGTGTATTATCTGCTGAAATCTCAGGTGGCCTTGCCGCCGTGAATTCAATAGGTGTTGCTGGCAGTGCAATTAAAAGTGTTTTAGAGGCAAAAGGTCCCAGACAAGCGCAAGCGGCTGGTATTAATGCGCTTGGTGCAGAAGCTGAAGTTTTAGCTGGCGCTGCTGTTTCTGGTGGTATAGTTGCCTCAATCGATTTAAGTAGAAAAACTAGACGAGCATCTGCATATATTTGTTTGTATATGCCAGACACGATCAATCAACAATTGGTCAACGACTATGATCAGGTCAGTTTAACTCAAGCACTAGGTAAGGCTGGATTGGTCGGTGCCGCTGGTGAATCTATTGGTAAAGCATTAACAGGTATTACAAGTGGTCAGAATATGATCCAAGGCACTGGTGCTGGTGGTGGTGGTGTGGGTGGTGCTGGCTCTGCGGCAGAAGTTGCTGGATTAGTTGCCGGAAAAACTGGCAACTTTGGGGATACCATAAATGACGTGCTTCTATTCAGTGCAGGTGTGGCACAAAACCCTCAAGTCGAACTCTTGTTTAAGAGCATATCGAACCGAGAATTCATGTTCGACTTTAAGTTTGTTCCTAAGAATATGCAGGAAGCGAAAACTATCCGCGATATTATTCAGAAATTCAGATTTCATGCTGCTCCAGAAATTCCAAGTTCTGGTAAAGGTCGTTATTTTATTCCACCTTCAGAATTTGATATTGAATTCATGATCGGAGATACTTGGAATACCAATCTACCTAAAATGTCAACTTGTGTTCTTCAGGGTATCGATGTAAACTATGGAAGTGCAGGACAATGGACAGCATTCCAAGATGGTATGCCTGTTGAAATTTCACTACAGCTTCGATTTAAGGAAGTTGAAATCCTCCACAAAGGACTTATTGCTAAAGGTTACTAATGAAATACTTCGAAAGTTTCCCATCTATAGCATATACATTCGACAAAAATACCGTCGATATTCAATCTGTCACGAATATTTTTGCGCGTAATGCATTTTTACGAGAAATTAAAGATAACATAAATCTCTCATATGAATATTCTATTCAAGATTCAGACACTCCAGAAATCATCGCATTTAAAGAATATGGTGATGCTTATAGAAGCTGGATTATTTTATTGTTTAGTAATATCATCAATCCTTTTTATGATTGGCCATTAAAGAATGATGCACTAAATGCATATATTGTAAACAAGTATGGTCAAACTTTAGATCAGGCAATGAATACTATCAATCACTATGAAAAAGTGATCACAAAAACTCAAATTTATCAAGGTATAATTATAGGTAAATCAGTCGAGACAACGTTGGCTGGGGAATATGATTATAATTTCACAACTGGTGCTTTAACATCAGCATCACTACCAACAGTTCCTGATACTTCGCTTGTTATAAGCGGAGAAAATATTGAGTTTCCAACATATACGCTTAACATTGTCACAACCGTTAAAGCAGTCTCAAACTGGCAAACAGAAGTGGATATTAACGAATCAAAAAGAAATATTAAAATTCTCAGCGCTGAATATGTGCAAATAATTGAAAAACAATTTAAAGAGTTAATGAATAATGGCTGAAAATGATAGCAGTGGAATGTATGGCTCAAAAGACTATGAGATAAAAACTCTTGAGTTGATAAATTCTGGTGGACAATCCGTTGATCTAAGAAAAATTTTTGTGGAACTACAGATTTTTCAGGACATCTATTCTAGCGTAATGAACGGTAATATTGCTATCACAGACGGTAATGATATTTTCGCCAATTTCTATTTTGTTGGGAATGAGTATTTGAGAGTCAGTATTGATAAGCCTGGACTTAATAGACCAATCGATCGAATTTTCAGAGTATATAAATCCAGCGACAGACACCCATCTACCGACTCTGGTCAGACATATATCCTTCATTTCTGCTCAGATGAACTCATCTCTTCGCAGCAGATTCTCGTAAGCAAGTCATATAAGTCTGCGAAAATTAAAGATGTTGTGGCTGATATTCTTGTTAAAGAATTAAAGGTTGAGACGAATAGAATCGCCTCATTAGAGGATACCTCTGGCTCGTTTGACTTCATCATTCCAAACTATCGTCCATTCGAGGCTATTCAATGGGCAGCGGCGCGTGGTTATGATCAGAAGAAGTTTTGTTATTTCTTTTTCGAGAACAAAAACGGATTTAATCTAACTTCTCTGCAGACGCTAATTAAACAAAAACCATATAAGACTTTGCGTTATGAGTTGAAAAACGTAGATCGTGATCCAGCAAATAACAAAGACTCTATTGATAACTTCTCGATTCTAAACGACTTCGATATGCTGAATTCTATCACAAACGGATCATATTCTTCGCGTTTGTTGAGCATCGATCTGTTTAATCAGTCTTTTGAAGTTCATGACTATAATCTTTCTACTGCAGAGGCACAGGGCAATCTAATCAATAAGTACAAACCAGCTAACAGTTTCAAGAACGCAAAAAATAAAACTCTATTTGATTCTCCAGACTCATTCTTTAGAACTAATCTTGCAATTAATGATACTGCTTCCGAGAAAAGCAACGATATTAAATACTGGTTACTACCACGAGCGATGCATATGAGCATCATCAATAACTTCAGAATTAAAATTGTTCTTCCAGGAGATATTGAACTCAAGGCAGGAGATATCGTACAGTACGAATTCCCGATGTTCGAAAGCGCAACTCAATCAGGAAAGAAATTAGACAAAAAGCGCACAGGAAAGTATCTGGTTGCGTCAGTGAATCATAAATTCTCTGAAGACGTATTTGAAAGTATTGTAGAATTAGTATCAGATTCATTCTCCGAGGCAGTTCCAGGTGCCAAGGAAGGATTGAATCGTCTATCAGCGAAGGGTAAATAATGCCAGGAGCAAAAAAGAATTTTATTGGACTCGAAGGGTTCATCTGGTGGGTTGGGGTCGTTGAAGACCGCAATGATCCAGAGCAACTTGGGCGTGTCCGTGTGCGCTGCTTTGGCTGGCATACCGATGATAAAACAAAAATCCCAACTGACTCGCTTCCTTGGGCGCATCCAGTTATTCCGATTAATAGTCCGAACATGCACACTCCGAAAGAGGGTGATATGGTTTTTGGATTCTTTATTGATGGCGATAATGCACAGAACCCAGCAATCATGGGTGTGTTTCCAGGAAAGCCAGAAAAGAAACCAAATTATGAAAATGGATTCTCCGACCCAGCAAAAGATCTTTCTGGTCGACCAAAGAAACCAGATGATTCATCCGAAGCCTATCCAAAAGGTAAGTATTTAAAAGAAGCAACGACAAACAGATTATCTCGCGGTAAATCTGAGAGCACAGTCATTGCAACCAGAACGAAGAATCTAAAGAAAAGCATCGTTTCGGCTGGTGGTGTTACTTGGTCTGAGCCAAGCCCCGCCTTCAAGCCAAAGTATCCGTACAATAATGCTCTTGAGACTGAATCTGGACACGCATTAGAATTTGACGATTCTCCTGGTCAAGAGCGTGTGCATCTCGCACACCGAAAAGGTTCATTCATTGAGATTGATAAAGACGGTAATCGCGTTGAGAAGGTTGTGAAAGATAATTACGAACTTGTAATGGGTTCGGATTATGTTTACATCAGCGGCAAGTGCTCAGTTACTGTCGGCGGTGATTGCAATCTCAAAGTCGGCGGGAATATGAATATCGAAGTCGCTGGCGGAATTAATATGGCTGCAGGCGGCGATATTCGTATGAAGGGTAAGAAAGTCATGATCGAGTCTTCATCAGACTTTGACGCAAAGATCGGTGGTGCTGGTAAGATTACCTCGAAGAATAAACTCAATCTCAAAGGTGCAACTGCTGCTCTTCAGGGTGCAACAATTGATCTACCAGCGGCTCAGATTAATATGCAATCTGGTTCTGCGGAGTCTGCCTCTGGTACAGGATTAACTGGCGGAGGGTCTGCACCTTCTGCTGATGAGGCGAATACTGCTGCCACAGAAACTGCTAACACGGCGGCTAATACAGATAAAACAGCTGCAACAACTAGCGCAAATGTAGTAACTTCAACTACAGTAACCACTGGTTCTTCAGTAGGTAAAGATATCGCTGGTGGGACTTCTACAGTCAGTAACGTGTTCTCTGGATTATCTGCGGCTGCTGACGGTGTTATACAAAACCTATCAAGCAACCTTCCAATCGGTGAGTTGACCAACAAGGTTCAGAACTTTGAGAGTGATGTGAATAGTAATAGAGGATCTATTTTGAGCCTCAAGACGGATCTTAAGAATACTCTATTCGCTAAAATAGACGCTGTGGCTCTGGGTGCATCTGCTAAGAATATTCCGTTCACCGTTGACTCGGAGATTCAAAGCGCCATCACTAAAGTGGTAAACCCAGTTGCCCAGTATACGACTCAACTTGGTAAACACATTTATGCTAAAACAGAATCTGTGTTAATTCCATCTGCAAACTCGGCGTAAAATGGTAACTTTTGCAATCCCATGTAATGCATCTTTACTGCCAACAAAGGCGGAACTGGTCGGCATTTTTAAACAGCTGGCAAATATCCCCTCGCTGCTTGTTGTTGAGATAGAGAATATTAAGAGAGAAGCTGAGTTTGCTGTCTCGGAAGAAATTCGCCAACAACTACTTGCTAGAATTGATCCATTACTGGAGCAGATTGAAAAGATTGTTGGAATCATAAAAGGCATTAAAGATATTCTTGGCGGATTTCCGATTTTCCCTAGCCTGAGCATCCCAGATATTGAGTGGGAAAAACGAATCACGGAACTGATCCAAAACTTCCATGGCTATGTTATGGCGAAGATTATTGATCTAATTAACGCCATTCTACCAATCAATTTTGTTATTAATATTCTTGGGCTGAGTATCGATATCGTGAGAGTTTTTACAGACCCAGACTATAGATCGCAACTAGTGGCGCAGGTTGTTTCTAAGATTTCTTCATTATTTGCACTTCTGCCAGACATCTATCAGGTTTATGAAGGTATTAAGTATGGAGTCTACTCTCTAGAGATGCAGGCTCGTGCAGTCTGGTCTTATATTATGGGACAGCTTCAAAACGGTGCGGTGACTCTAATTTACAATGCACTCGCTGGATTAATTAAAAAATTCAAGACAATCTGGGATGCCTTACATCTACCAGCATTGATTGATTTACTCACCCTAGATGTTCCAGGAATTATCCAGGGTTTAATCGGCGATCTTATTGAAAAGATTAAAAATGCTCCAGAAGCCCTCAAGAACGCGATCCGTAGAGAGATAATTGACAAACTAAAATCGATCAGCCTCGCTGGGTTTAATCTATTACAGATTATCGGGGGAGAAATTTCTAGTTTTGTTGATAGCATCGAGACTCAGATAGAAAGGTTCATGGAGGCTCTTCGAGATTTTGGTGAGCAGTGGCCGATGTATCTAATCAAACTGTGGATGAATAAAATTACTGCCTTCTTAAATGCTATTGGTCTTGGAGCACTGCTAGAATGGATTACTTTCGACTTCTGCAAATTTCTGAAGCTGATCGGAATGCCAACTTCTATTTCTGTAGATGTCGATATTGCTCTTGATTTTAGTACACCAATTCCCTCAGTCGGTGTAGAAACTTACTACGCAGAAGCCTAAATATTCTTGTTAATCTCACGGAACTTAAATGAGTCTAATCACTAGAAAATATTCGGACTTTAATCTAGATTTCACAGCACATCCTGTGACTGGTGATATCACGAAGAAATTAAATGAGAATGCAATTGCGCAGTCTATCCGTAACCTTCTTTTGACATCTCACTACGAGAGACCATTTAAGCCTCAGTTGGGTTCAAATGTCAAGAAATTTTTGTTCGAACCTATTGATAATATCACAACATCTCTGATTCAAGATTCTATCTTCGAAACACTAAGAAATTATGAGCCTAGAATCACAATTCAAGAAGTTGTAGCAACGCCAAATTATGACGAACAAAGATATGATGTGAACATCACCTTCTTTGTTAAAAATTCGGTTGAACCACTAACAATCAACTTCTTTCTAGAACGAGTAAGATAACATGGCAAATGTTGACGCAAAACTAAAAGTTGCCGAATTAGACTTTGACACGATCAAGGACAACCTAAAGGCATTCCTGAAGTCTCAGTCTGAGTTTAGTGACTATAATTTCGAGGGATCTGGTATAGCAGTCCTCCTTGATCTACTTGCGTATAATACCCATTACATGGGCTATTATCTCAATATGGTGTCGAACGAAATGTTCATCGACACAGCCCTTACTCGCGGCTCAGTAGTTTCCCACGCCAAACTTCTTGGGTATACACCGAATTCGCGCGTTGCTCCACAGGCATATGTGAATATCCTATTCACTCCTGCAGCTAATGACGCTAATAGTGCAATTGCTATTCCTAGATTTACTCGATTCGCATCAGAAACAAAAGACGGAATTAATTACGTCTTTGTTAATCCAGCGACTTACATTGCAACGAAAAATGCAGCTTCTGGATTATTTGAAGTAAATAACCTTCAAATCAAAGAAGGGCAACCTATTTCTATCTCATTCTCTTACGACCAACAGACAAACAGCAAACAGGTATTTGAACTTCCAGATATTGGAATTGATACCTCCACAATTCAAATAATTGTTCAAAAGTCTGCTCAAAATCTAAACAGAGAAACTTATATTCTTTCTCAAGACGCAACAAATGTCAATGCAAACGCAGCAGTGTATTATCTTGAAGAAAATAAGAATGGCAAGTATCAGATTTATTTCGGTGATGGGATTATCGGAAAGAAACTCATCAATGGAAATATTGTAATTGTTTCTTATATCGTCACAAACGGTGATGCCGCCAATGGACTTGCAACGTTTAAAATAATTGACAACGTTCTTCCAGGGTCTTCTGCTGCTATTACCATGGTCAGCGCGTCTACTTCTGGTGCAATGGAAGAAACGATCGATCAGATTCGTTTCACTGCACCGAAAGCATATATCGCCCAAAACCGTGCCGTGACTAAGAACGATTATATCGCTTTGATTAATCGAGATTATCCATACTTCGATGCAGTAAACGTCTGGGGCGGAGAAGAAAATGATCCACCTGTTTATGGAAAGGTATTTTTTACAGCCAAGCCATTAAATGGTAGCGAGATCACAGTAACAGAAATTGAATATGTTAAGAATAGCATTATCAAGCCATTCAGTGTTCTGACTGTTGAACCAGAGTATGTTGCAGCAGACTATAACTACATGATAGTTAAAGCAACTGTAAACTTTGATCCAACTAAGACTAATAAGACTGCCTCTGAAATTGATGCTGGGGTAATCTCTACCATTCGTAGTTTTGCAAGCACTAATTTGAATACATTTAATAATACGTTCAAGTCTTCAAGACTATCTCGTGCGATTGATGACTCTGATGTATCAATCACGAACACTGATGTTGAAATCTCGATTGAAAAGCGTTTCACAGTAGATATTACAAAGTCTCAAAGTTACACGTTAAACTTTGATACTGGATTGCGCCAAGGAACAACAACTCAGCGAATCTATTCTTCGCCATCGTTCGGTTACAATGATCTGTCTGGAATTGTACGCAATTGTTTTATTGAAGAAGTTCTCCAGTCATTTACTGGCGTGGAAGCAATTGATGTCAAGACTCCAGGATATGGTTACACATCAACCCCGACTATTACTATCGAAGGCGATGGAACTGGTGCTACTGCAAGAGCATTAATTGTTAATGGCTCGGTTGCTAAAATTGAAGTCACTTCGATCGGAACTGGATATACCTCTGCTGTCGCTACGATTAGCGGCGGCGGGGGAACTGGCGCCACATTAACGGTAAATCTGCAAGGCAGAAGAGGTGCATTGAAAATCTATTACTATGATGAAAACAGCATTAAGAAAACAATCACAGATGCTGCAGGAACTGTTGACTATAAGAATGGTATTATCAAATTGATGAACTTCAACCCAGTTTCTATTGTTGATCCATTCGGCACATTAACCCTTCGAGCAATTCCGTTAAATACTATCTTTAGTTCGCAAAGAAATAGAATCTTGACACTAGACACCACAGATCCTGGTGCCATTTCAACAGTAATTAACGCTGTAATCGAATAATATGGCTGTAACAGAAAAAACAATATCTGCACTGA